CGGAAAGCTTCCGGCACGTTATAAGCACCGGCACGCGTGGCGGAAGCATACGACAATGAGATCGGCGCTTCCGGCACTGCCAACCAATCGAAAGTGGCTTGCTCAAGCGGTGCCGGTTGCCAATCGAGATCACCCAAGAGATCGGCAAGCTTGGCGGTGCGCTCTTGCTCAAGTGCTTGCTCGATAACTTGATAGGTGCGCTCTTGCCAATCGTAGGCCACTTGATCGTATATGCCGGTTGGGTCAAGCGGTGCCGGTTGCGCTTCCGGTTGGGAGATGTAAGCACTCATCACGACAAGCAAGCTCTTCAAGCTTGGCATGGGCCAAGTGACCGCGTGATCACTTGCCGGAAGCATGGCGGTGTATTCATTGGTGCCGGTGCGCTTGATCTCCAAGCACTGTATAGCATTTGGCAAGAGCCAAGAGTGATCACCGGTTGGCACGAGATCATCAATTGAAAATTGCTTGATTGGTGCCGGTGCCGGTTGCTCTTCTTGCACCGGTGCCGGAAGCTTGGCGCTCTTTCTTGGCAGTGGGAAGAGATCGTCAAGAATACATTCACATATCTCTGAGTATTGCACTTCCAAGTTTAGGTTGGCAGTATGGCGGAAGAGCGCGAAAAGTTGTGCCAACCTATCACTTTGCCGGTTATCACTTTCGGCACCGCACCATTCTCGCGCCATATCATAATTGGCGATCTCCCATAAGATCGCCTCATCACTCAAGTATGCTTCCGTATAGACTTCCGGTGCTTCTTGATACAGTGGCTTAAACTCAAGCATAAGCTCAACCCACAGATCACGCGGATCAAATTGACCGCGCTTTCCGTTGACAGTTGCTTCAATTTCAAATCTTCCCACTTTCACGATCTCTTGCACGCCAAGCACCGCCAAAAGCTTGATCACTTTTGCTTTTGTCATGCTCTTGGCTTGCGCTTGCAGTGCTTCTTGTCGATTGCTCATTTGTGTTTCTTCTTTCTTTCACTCGTGTATTTCTCGCTTCAAGGTACTTCAATCAAATCATAACATTTTATCCTTATATGTGTCAAATCTTGATACAGTAAATTCTTGATAACATTCTATATGTATGCGCAGTGCTTCCGGCACCGGCACCGGCACGAGAAAGAGCGTGCCATGCTTGCCGGTGATCTGGTGCCGGTTGGCGCTTGGCTCTTGGCACCGGTGCCGGAAGTCTAACGCGGTGCTTCCGGCACCGGCACGATCAAAAAGTGCTTCACTAGGAAAAGCTTCACTTTTTGAAGTGCTAACATTTTTTTCGGAAGTAATCGGGTGTATCAGATTTTGCAACATTTTGTGACGATAATTTTAGCGCAGGTTGCATTTTGATTGTGAGTTATTTCACAATCGCTTGGACTTGACATAACAAGGGCGGGCGACTCTGGGGTTAGTGTGACAAGTACACGAACATGCGTAGGTGGACACCCGATACCCCCCTCCCCCCCCCTCTATAAGGTAGGTTGCCAGGGTTATATTTGAGTTTTCCTGTGTGGGCTTGCTCTTGTGTGGGCAAATTTTTGCGAACGTGACTTGATCCGCAAGAATTTTCCGGCTGACCTGTCTCAACATGGGGACAATTTCCTGTGTAATTTAGCTAGAAATCCCAGGTGAAATCTGCTCATGATTGCTGGGAATTCGTCATAAATTTATCACAATAATTCCAAGAAATCAAGCAGCATTTTTGCTACATTTTTTGGGATAAATTACTCAGGATTTTCTGGAGATTTTCAGGACAATTTTGGGATATTTTTCTGGAGTATTTTGGGATATTTTTCGGGCAATTTGCCAACAAATTTTGGGATAATTTGCTGGAGAAATTTGGGAATTTTCTCGTGCGCTCGTGGGCGAAAGCGCGTACAGGCGATTTTGAAAAAGTCAAAAAAGGGGCGGCACCTTTTTTTTGGAGCCACCCCCCTACTTGATGTGATAACTATTTAGGCGGATACATCTGAACGACCATGCCGACGATGGCGCGTTTGCCCTTGTGCGCTGGATCTAGATCTTGGTATTCATCCAACCAAACCGGCACTGTGATTTGACCGGCCTGATTTTGCCACTTGATACCGCTTGCCTCATTCGGGTAGGGCGAGACATCTGTGTCTATGCCCTTATCAGGAAAAGAGTAGCCCTGTGCAATGGCGGCTGTCTGGTTGGGAAAGCGCACAATGCCCTGTCGTGTGTTCATGACAGCACCGGCTCTGCGCTTGGCATGGCAAGATCAAGCGTGGCGGCTTCATGCTCAACTGCCATTTGCCAAACACAATCTGTGGCTTCAAACAGTGGGCGCATAGCGGCGCGATCCTCATCGGATTTTGGCGTAGCTGTGATTGCCATATAGTCATAGACGCCATCTTCATTGGTAAAAGGGATAAAGCGCGTTGCGTCCAGATTGACTTGATCATCTGTGGCGAGACTCCACCAGTGAAAGAGACCGCCATCTTCTTCTTGTGATAAGAACATAGCAAAGGCGCTGAGCTTGCGACCGCGCACCTGGATGCTCGTGACATGCTCTTCCACGTAGGCTGTTAGGTACTTGCCATCGGGCGAGACCGGAAACGTACAAAGCTGTGTTTCTCGTGTGCCATCATCAAGCTGGTAGACGGTGAAATAGCCTTCACTGTAGGAACGACCGGCAAAGCTAAAAAGTAGATCGTGTACGTACTCATTCAAGACGCTTGCTACTGGTTTGTTGCTCATTGATTGACCTGTCTCTCTAAACAAAATCCGCTAAACTTGATTGCTTCAACTGCAATAAGTGTAGCGGATTCTGATACATTTAGTTGGACGGCTGACGGTCAACATTCAGTCCGTTTGCCTACGCCGCGAAAGGCGGCTCTGGTTCGGGCGTTGGCTCTGGCGTTGGCTCTGGAGTCGGTTCGGGCGGCGGCGGCGGCGGATTCGGCGGTGTGCTTGGGCTTGTCTCGCTACGTACAGTCGTGCCGAGTACCCCTTCGCTTGTCGGTGTCAAGACAAATCCAGCGGGCAAAGTATCCAAGTCAAAAAACTTGGCAATGCGATTACCGGCATCCAAGTCATTGAGCGGCATCCCAAACTCAAAGACCTGTACCGGATCCGTGTCAGTAGCTTGATAATTCCAAGCGTACCAATGATCGGCTGGGATGCCTGTGAATTGTACCGTCGTGTTATCCTGTGTGACCTCTAGCTCTTGTGTATCACTTGCTTTTGCCATGATAAATTTATCTCCCTGTCAAAATCCTGTCTGTGCGGTAAAGACAGTTTACAATAAAAAAAGCCGCTAGGGAATACCCCAGCGGCATGTGTTTTGCGTGATAAGTTTAGTAGACCTGTGGCCCTTCGTTGTCACGCATAGCGTTGATCTCTTTGTGGATAAACTCTTGCTCATTGACCAACATACCTAGACGTTGTGAGAACAACTTATCGCAGCGTCCAGCCATTGCCCAACGTAATTCGCCGTACTCGCTTGCTAGTCCAGTGTACTCCTTGTATTTCTTGATAAACTCAAGCTCTGTGTTATCCCGAAAGAAACCGGCTTGCGTAAGCGCAATGTCTACCATTTGCGTCTCCATCCTGCCCTTGCTACCAGGAACCCAAATCATAGACTCCTTGATGCCATAGACTTTGCTTCTATCAGATACCGAAAGATCAAAGTCAAAAAACTTAGCACCACTGGTTTTGAAGATATGGTTCATCTTGCTGTCATGCAATGGCGAATCGGGGCGCGGCCAAAACATTACTGTGACAATCTTATTGTCGATCCAGATCTCGCGCCCTTTGACTAAGCCTAGTTTGTGCGCCTCGTGTTGGCTCAAAAGCGCGACTGGCGGCGGCTCACTCTTAGGGTCGGGGAACCCCAAGAGATGATTAAAGAGACCTGTACCGCGGCGTGTGTTTGTCATGATAAGTCCAGTGCTAGTATTCTGACGGCAGCAGCAGCGTCGTGTAGGAACGATCCCATTCGGTAATTACCCAAATTTTCACCCCATCGGGCAAAATGTAGGCGCTGAAAATGCGCGTATCATCCTCTAAGGCAGCTTGATTAGACTGTTTATCCTCATCGCCCAAATCGCCCCAATCGCCGTTAGCGTGACGTGCGACCAAAGTCATTGGATCTACTTGCGCCTCTTGCAGCGCGTCCAGCGCGCCGTGCGTGGCGACAACTTTGCCAAGATCAAAAAGTTGCATTGTGATTATGTTAACTTGCATGATTGACCTGTCCTTTACTCTTCACTTGATAAAATGTAGGTGAGCGCAGCCTGATAGGTCGGGAAGCCCAAACAAATGCTACCAGGGTTTTGACATGGCTTGCGCGCAATTCGCACACAAGCCACATCCTGAAAATCCGCCGTTGCTTCTATTATCACAAAAAACTTAGGCATAGATCGCGCCAAGCTCTATAAGCTCTTGCTCTGACATGGCGCGGATCATGTTGGTAGAATCCCACATCCCGCGGATTAAGTCGGCATCGAATTGATACGGTGTGAACGACTGTGGATTGCTGTAATAATCTTTTGGCGTGACATGGCGCAACCCTACGTGGTGCAGCCCAATCAGCAGCCGTGTGAAATAATCAAGACTCCAATAGGTATTGTTCTCAGTCAACGGCTTATTTTCTTGGCGGTAAAGATTGCCCCCAAAATCGTCGGCAAGCTCTTGCGCTTTGCAGACTAAACGCATAGCGTCGGTGCAACCAGGCGCTTTGAGCGTTTGCACATTGACGGTCAAGTAATTGCAGCTTGACCATTCAAATTTGCAAAGCATGGCAGCGTCATAGCCACTTTGCCAAGTGCTAGTCGGGAACGCCAACGGATGTACGCCGTACTTTGACGGTTGCTGTGGACGATCCATGCCAAGCAATTTGGTATTCAGATAAATCAGCGGCGACGTTGTGAAAATGTCTTTGGGCGGCTTGGGAACGTCCAGCGGCATCAACCGGCAGATCTCAATTTCGATGTTAATTTCGGGGCGCTTGCTTTGATCATAGTTGGTGCGTGTTGCCACACAAAAGCCATACTTGCTCTTCAAAATGCTATTGCTCATGATTGACCTGTCTTTCAAAAAGTTAGTGGGATAAGTGTAAGCAGTTTAGTGTCATGCTTAGGACACAACCTGCTAAACCAGCGGCAAATAGCGATCCCGCTCTTCAACCGCTTGTAACATCTTGTGCGCCATTTCCGCCGCGTCTTGATTGCGTAAATCAGTCCGACCATTCGTGTACGCTTGATCAAGCTGTAGCAGCAGCGGCATAATCACGATCCGCATAAAACTTTGTTGCAAAGTACGATGTTCACGAGCAAACCAGTCTTGAACGGCGGCGGCTCTTTCATTGTCGCTACCACCGCCATTTACCGCCCTCATGACTAATTCTAGCGCGTCTACCAATTCTTTGTTTCTAGCTGTGTTGCTCATTCTTTGACCTGTCTTTCAGTGATTAGCTTTACAAAAAACTTCCTGATTGAAAGTGTAGCAGAACTTGATACACTTGTCAATAGTTTTGCCAAAAACTCGCTAAAACTCATTCGCGCCAGGTGATTTCTTGGTCAATAAACCAGATAGCATTGTGGCTGACGCCAAATTGCGCAGCGATTTTTCGCAATGATGGTCTGCGTCTACTTGACAATAACGTCTTGATTTCGTTCACTTGCTCATCTGTTAATTTTCTTTGCTTGATTGCACTAGCTCTGCCTTTATAAGCCATTTCGTTCATGTTATCTTCATGCGTCCCCAAAAACAGGTGAGCCGGATTCACACAAGCACGAACGTCGCAATCATGCAGTATGCAAGTACCATGATAAGTAGAAGGATCATCGGGAATCGGCCCGTAGTGCAATTGCCAAGAATAGCGGTGCGCCAACATGTTTTTGGAGTCTACGCCAATCACTCCATATCCCCCCTGATTTTTCCCGCCTTGCCATAGCCAACATTCATTTTCAGAGCGCACATCTACCTTGCTCCAAAAGCGCGCTTCTGTCCTAGCCTTCCGTATTTCGTCGTTCATGCAATTTCCCCTGTGAAAGTAAACACTAAACCTACGTGATTCTAGCCTTATCCAGAGTATTTGTCAATACAAGACGTGTTGTATCTAGAGTTTCTAGCGCACTTGTATATATATACGCACGCGCGAGCGCAATCATGAAAGGGGAAAGAATTAAAGGGGAAAGAATTAAAGGGGAAAGAATAGGAACTTTCCTGCTACCAGCGCGCCGTCCTGCTAAAAACTCGCTGTGCTTACTTTGCAAAAATTATGATATGATCGGTGCGCCGTCTTATCGCGGTAAGCTCATGCGGGGCTGGGTCGTAAGTTAGGCCAACCGGCGATCCAGCCTTGCGTGAGCGACGCGTAAGACCAAACTCAGACGGCATCCAGACAGCACCTTGACCAAACTCAGACCGCCACTTAGCATGATAAATTTAGCCCTCGCGGGGGCGTGGCCGAGTGCAAGAGCGGGCGTGGGCGTGCGGGTGAGCGCACGGAGCAATTTTGGCCGAAGCCCTATAAGGTAAAGTGCCAGGGTCATTTTGGAAAACTCCTGAGCTTGCTTGCTCTCCTGCGGGGAAATTTTTTCACAGCCGCCAACTTTTTTTTAACAATTTCCCCGCTTGACATTTTTTTCATTTGTCACTATTCTTTTTGGGGTTGCGGCAAGTTGCGCGGAAAATTGCCGACAAAAAGGGGTAGGAATTTGCGAAGAAGCGCCGAATATCAGCCAGGCAATGCCTATATCATTTCGGTACAACTTGACCAGGAAAGTCGCGAGAAATTGCGCCGACTTTGCCAGGAAAGTGGCTTTAGTATGTCCCGCATGATCCGCACACTTGTCATGGGCGCTCGTGTCCATCAGAGCCACACGATCAAGGAAAATTCCAGCCCAAAAGCCGACTAATTTTTCCCGCATAGGCGCATAGGCGATTTTCAAAAAAGCCGAAAGGGGGCGGCACCTTTTTTCTGGTTATACCGGCACGGTGTAACACCCATTTGCACGTTATGTCACTTCGCATAGTATTAACACGCGACAATTTTCCCAAAACGCACGTTAACAACCAGAGAGTGAAAGGATTTTGTATGAGAGAGTCATGCGAACTTTTTGGCTTGGCATGGCGGGAGAGCGGGCCATGAGAGCCGCTGCCGCTGCTGTAGCCATCAATCAGATGGCGTTACCGACCAAGCTGGAAAAAAATGACAAGCGTTGGTTCGAGTACAACAATTCTTTCGAGAATTGCACGGTCACGCCGAGCCAGTTAGCCGACCAGATCAGGGACGGTCACGGTTACACGGCCTGGCATGACCCGCACTATCGGCACAGTGCCAACTGGCAAAAGAGCCAGTTCATCGCCGTCGATCTCGACACCGAAGATGAGCGCAGTAGCTTTGGATCTATCTTGAAAAAGCCACTGGTTGTAGCCTACGGCACGCTGCTGCACAGCACGGCCAGCCACAAACCGGATGCGCCCCGCAGTAGGGTGATCTTCTTCTTGGACAGAGCGATAGAAAGCGCCGACGGCTATACCGCCGCTTGCACTTTCCTGAGCAAATGTTTGGGGGGGGACAAAGCCTGTACAGACCCTAGCCGTGGCTTCTTTGGGGCGAAGGATTGCATGTGCGAAGAGATAGGCAGTGTCTTGCCGCTCGATGTGATGCGCAAAATGTACAGAGCGTTTCACGACAAGATCCCACCACGTAGGCCGCAACGCCAACCAAGCCAACCACTGACCGATGATGAAAAGTATGAGCGCATAGCCGAAGCCCTGAGCTTTATCCCAAAATGGGGCATCAGCTATGACGAGTGGTTCACGGTGATTGCGGCGATCAAGAATGAGCTTGGCGATGCCGGTTTCAACCTGGCGTTGAATTGGGGAAGTGAAGAAGAAGGGGATGTAGCGCAGTGCTGGAAGGGCACCCGCCGCAACGGGGGCAAACTCTCCCGCATTGGCACGATTATTCACATTGCGAGTCTGCATGGGTTTGACCCGAAGCGCAGACAAAGTGAGGCCGCAACGCCCGAAACGTCACGGCCTCGTTGACACCACAGTTTTGCCCACTGTTCATGCCTGAATAAACTTATGTCAAACTATACACGAGTAGGTGAAGTTTGTCAAGTTACATTTAAGGCATGAACAGCCCTTTTGTCAAGACCATCTTGGCAAGATTATATACAATTTAAGATCCAAAAGAGGATACAGGGCATGAGTACCATCACCTTGAAGAAGCCAAGCGCCACTGACAAAGATGAGAACCGGCTTGTTCTGGTTAGTAATTTGGAAAATAGATGGCTGGAGCCACAGGGCTTGTTCTTATCACAAGAAGTTTTGCAGGAGAACAGCCGTGTGCTGGGGCCGTTTGGAGTTGCCGTCTATGTTGCCTGGCAATTCCTCACTTACATGGGTAATGAGCCAACCGTACACAGTATAGCGGCGTTCTTGGGTTGCCAGAAGGTGACCGTCAAGCGCCATCTGCTGCACTTAACAGAGCTTGGCTTAATCGAAGAAGTCTTGTAGCGTAAGAAAGCAAAAGGGACGGTCTGGTCAACCGTCCCCAATTGCTTGCAGTTCTCTTTTCTCTTCACAGAAAAGCGGTTGTAGTAACGCAGTACGAGTACCCGCAAAAACGAATACCCCCAGCCATACGTACACCCAACCATGTGATTTCCACTCTAGCATGGTCGGGTTGGATATGCAAGTGGGAAAAGAGAAAGAGTGAAGAGATGGCTGAAAGACGCTTGGAGTTAGAGGATATGGACAGACCTTTTCACAACAGCTTGACGTACCTGTTTGAAAATTACATCGAGCAAGTTGGGCAAGCTGGCGTCTGTGTCTATGGAGCAATGCTCAAGCTGATTCAACGTGGCAACATGACGCCAACCTATGAAGAAGTGGCAAGCGCCGCAGGGTGCAAAGAATGGACGTTGCGTAACACCTTCGACAAACTTGCGTCGTATGGAATTATCACGAAAGTTTCAAGGCGTGATAAGAAGGGCAGCAAGTTGTCAAACTTGTACAAGCTCAATGACCCCGATACATGGTTGCTGGTGAGTGAGATCCCTGCAATGAATATCACTAATACCCCCCCTGCAATGAATTTCACCAATACCCCTGCATTGAATTTCACCAATGGGGTGGATAACGGCGAGATTGGCGACATTACCAGTGTGAGCGGGCCATTAGTGACCCCTGCAATGGATTTCATGACACCCCCTGCTGTGAATTTCACTGCACCTTCTTCTTCTTCTTCTTCTTTTTTTCTTAGTTCTACTAATGATCTGAATACTACTAACCTAGAACAAGATCGCGCGGATCTTCCTACAACTGATGTTTCTTTTACAAACTCTCAGTCGCGCGATCCTCGCGAGCGCGCGGAAGTACCGCCCAGCAAGAACGATGCGCCGTTTCAAAAGATTGAGCGCATGTGGTACAGCAACTCCGGCAAGAAGCTCAACGCGGCGACCGAAGAAGCACTATGGGGTTTTTATGTTAAGTACGGCGATGAGTTGCTGCGTGAGGGATTGAACACGGCGTTCACCGAGAACACGCGTGGCAACTGGCCGAGCATGAGGTTCCTTGAAGCGATATTGAGCCGTCTTGAAGCAACAAAACGTGCCGACGAGATTCGGCGGAAGGAGATGGAATACCGAGCTAATCCACAGGCGAAACCCGAAACTTCGGATGTGGACTATACCGACAAGAGTAAAACGCTAATCAAGTTGTTCAGTCGATTCAAAGAGAAACAGAGCGACCAGAAAGAGGATGAAGGTAATGGATGATTTCGAGGACATCATTGACCCCAACGAGTTCAATGAGATGGATGAGTTTTTCAGGACAAATCCGGAAGGCTTTAGCGGCGAAGGCTTGCGACCGGTCAGCTTTGTCTTGGCCGAAGCGATTATCATGGTTGAGGCATGGCAGCGCAATGAAGCCGGTGGCGGTTTCCGCGCCAATCTCAAGGCGCTCGACCAGTACATCCAGTTTGCACCCAAAGAACTGACCATCATCGCCGGTCGGCCAGGCACCGGCAAGACCGCACTCGCCATCCAGTTGATCACAGATGCCGTGCGTGTCGAAGGCAGCAATGAGCGTGTGGCTATCTTTAGCGCAGAAATGTCAGGCAACATGCTCCTGCTCAGGCTGGCTTCGGCGGTTGCCGGTGTCGAAATCCCCACCCTACGCCGTAACATGGCGACCCAAGCCCAATACGATGGCATCAAAGAAGCCTTGCGCGACCTGGCCGAGTTGCCAATCTGGATCTCCGACAAGTCGGCACCGGATTACTCCTACATGAAGGCTGAGCTTGAAGATTTTCAAAAGGATTACACGCTGGCGGCGGTCGTCTTTGACTTTATGGAGCTACTGCGCACCAGAGGCAAGACCAACGAAGAGCGGGCAAGCATGGCGGTCACCGCGCTCAAGGACATCGCCAAAGAGTTCAACGTGCCGGTGATTGGCATTTCGCAACTCAACCGCGAGGTTGAAGATCGAGCCGACAAGCTACCCAGGATGAGCGACCTGCGTTCATCGGGCATGATTGAACAACTGGCGGATAACATCGTGCTGATGATGCGTCCCAAATATTATCAGGATAAGGGCATGGAAGTTGACACCAGAGTCCTGAACAAGATTGTAGGCCCGACCAACATTGATGACCCTTGTTATTTTGTGGTTGCCAAGAACAGGAATGGCGCAACCGGCATGTCGTTCTCTGGCTTCGATGCCAAAAAGATGTACTTTTACGACATCGAGCGCACGCCGATTGCAAAGCTCATGGCCGATGACTTTGGCACCGATGATGACCAAGAGACTGAGACCGAGGAAGTTGAGTGACTGAATGAATGATCCTAGTGGGAATAAAAAAGAATGAATGATCCTGATCATTCATTCAGCAATGAGCATCATGACCCCTGGACACTCGTGCATCTGCGGGAGTTCAAGCCGCTCAACGTGGCGTTTCCGGCACCAGGCGTCTACCGCCGTGTGATCCTGGTCTTGCCGCCACTGGAGCCAAGTTTGCTTTCACGCCTTACACCGTCGGGAGCCGAACCGTTGACGCTCATGCTCGACTTCAAGCGTGAAGTGACCGCCAACGAGCTACTGGCGCTCTTTACGCGTGAGCTAGACTTGCTGCGTGAAATTCATTCCGGTGCCGCTTCGCCCTTCAACCGGAGCATCTTTCTACGGCTGCATCTAAGCACCAACCGCGAACGCATGGGCGAATTGGCCGCGGTTGAATCGCCGCTGGATGGCCCGTAAAGGCCAATTTCCGGCGCTCTGCGCCACGTTGCACGGAAAAACGGCCTAAGAGTCACAAAAATTTATCAGGCCCATTTTAAGCCGTTTTTTAGGCTGTTTACATAAATTTAAGATTCTTGCCAGCCTTGCCTATTGACAACCACCCTTGCCCTGTGATAAAAATGTAACGGAACTTGATACATTTTACGGGAAATAGGGGGAACAGTGGAAAGCGAGATAGAACTAAACGCCACTGACAACGGCAACATTGTCATATCACCACGGCACTTGGGCGACCGCATGGAGATTGCGGCGGCGCATAAACGGCTCTTGTTGATGTTGCCCAATGCCAACAACATGCCGGTGGATGTCTTATGGAGCCTGGCACAACTGGCTGTGGCCTACCGGCTTGACCCTTTTAACGGCGAGATCTACGCCGTGGCGGTCGGTAAGGAAAAAGTGGGCGAAGAGTGGCAAGATAAGTACGTCGTCATGATCGGCATCAAGGGCTTGCGGGTGTTGGCCCATCGCCAAAGCCATTACACGATAGCGCCGGTTCGTGTGATGGAAGATGAGGAAGTCAAGAAACTACGGCGGGAGAGCTATGAACCGGAGGACATCGGTGTCGAGGTGCAGCTATTTAGGCTCGATGTCGCCAAAGAGTGCAAGCACGTCGGTATCCCCTACTATCCCACCGTAGGCCGTGGCTTCTGGCGGCGCAATGCCAGAGCCATCAAAGATAACCGCGGCAACATCACAGGCTATAAGCCGGACAACATTCCGGAGACCTGGACGGCGCTTGAAGTTGCCGAGAAAAGAGCAGAGAAAGCCGCCATCACCAAAGCCTTTGACTTGCGCCTTGACCCCAGGCTCTTTGCCGATGAAGATGCTTTTGAGGGGGCAATGCACCAAATGGCCGAAGAACGCGGGCGTGACACTGCGATCACTATGCGGGATGACCATGTAACCCAAGAGGAAAACGGAGATATTTTGTATGTCAAGACCTAAGAAGCAGCACGAGGTTATCGAAGAAGAAGCCATCGCAGAGCCGACCGAAGAAAATATCACAGAGAATGTGATAGACGATGACTTGGATGTTGAGGTCGATGACGGCATTGAGCTTGAAGCCACCCAGCAAGAAGAGTTGATCAGCGAGGATGATATTGATTCGTTGCTTTTGCGGCGACCGCAGGGGCGACCCAAAGGCACGCTCGATTACAAGCTGCCTGTCCATCAGATTGAAGGCGAGTACCGCAAGAGTGAGATGGTTGCCGCCTTTGTCCATCTGTACTACATGCTTGACCGCCAGTTTGCACCGGACAACGTGCCGCTGCACCACTTTCAAAAGTTGCTCAACATCTCACGCCACACCGTCTACCGTTGTCTTGATGATGTCAAGAACGGCAAGATCCTGGCGCTCAAGCTGCACGCTGAACTGATGGTGATGAGCGAGAATCTGGCCCAGGCCGAAGTCATTCGCAAGCGCCGCCAACGGCAGAAGATGGCCGAAAGCCAGGCCCGCATTATGCAAAGACGCATCTTAGAAAGGCGCTTGGGCAAAGAAGCCAAGAGCAAGTCTGAGACACAAGCGCCACCCGTCCCCAAGAAACCGGCTAAACGGCGAGACATGGGCTTATCAGAATAAACACAAAGGGGGGAACCGTCTTGTCTGTCGGCTCCCCCCTTTTGCTTCTTGCTTGCCTCATGTTCTTGCTGCGCCCTTGCACAAACACAGCCCCTTTATTTTATGTTAATCTCAAACAATAGTCAATAAGTTTTTGCAACAATTTTGTGTCATTGACCGACTTGCTGGAGATCTGAAAGACCTGCCAACCGGCCATCTGCGCCGCATTGAGTTTTTCATAGTCACGCTCTACTCCCTCTTGTGACCTGTGCCCTGTCTGCGGGGCGTACAGACCGCCTTGAATCTCAAAAGCAATCATCACCCCCACCACGACAAAATCAAAGCGCCAGCGGCGTTCTGTGTCAAAGCGGTACTCCCGCTGCAACTGCGGCCCGCCCAGCATCGTCCAGTTGCCGAGGAACCTATCTTCCAGAATCTTGCGCTTGTTGCTAGGCTCTGGCGTAAGCTCTGGCGTAAGCTCTGGCGTAAGCTCTGGCGTAAGCTCTGGCGTAACCGGCGTAGCTGAGTCTATGCCGGTTACGCCCGCCGAGGTAAGCGGTGTGCGCCGAAGGAGTGGGCGGCGCTTTCCCGCGTTCAGAAGGACATCTTCATTTAACTCGATAATGTCAGGCGAGAGTGTCTTGAGTAGTTTTGCAATGGCGGCGCTGTTCATGCGTTTACTCTAACATAATGGTGCGGAAAGTGCAACACTTCATCTGCGATGGCGCTTCTCTTTGTCCCGATGGTCGAGCCGGATCAGGTCGCACAGCAGCAAGAAAATCGCAATGAAAATCACAATCATGAAAAACCAAAAATTGTGATCGTCCATTGCTAGAGTCCAGTGAGCGTACCCACGCCGACCAGGATGATCGAGATTGCCAAGAGAACTACTTCTAAGCCCGCGGCCAGCCCGACGAAGTGAAAGAGAATCAAGAGCGCCGCCAAAATTATTCCCAAGAGCGTTAAATACCTGTTCATGCTGATTGTCCTTTCTGTCATAAGTTTAAGCCCTGCACGATGCACCACGTTTCGGGATCTACACGGCCATGCCGCATCGGGGTATCTTCGCGGTATGTGCCATCCTGGTTACACAATCTGATTTCAAAATGCAAGTGCGGCCCTGAACTATTGCCGGTCGAGCCAAGCAAACCTATCGCTTCACCGGCCCTTATACTTTTCCCAACAAGTCCAAGCAACTCCGAGCAGTGGGCATATAGGCTATAGCACAGCTTTTGCTCATGGAAGATCATGATGTAATTGCCATAGCCAGCGTCATAGTCGGAGCGGAAGATCTTGCCATCGGCTATGGCGAGAATCGGCGTGCCCTGCACGACACCGCCAAAATCGGTGCCGTCATGCCCAGGCAAGTCAAATTGCTCATAGCTTGGCGGGTCTTGATAAAAATGTTGGGTGATAAAAGAACCTGGCAAGGGGTGGACTAGACCACCGATCAGGATCGGCGGCGCTACCGGCAAGGGCGGCGGCATATAGCTAAACTTGTCGCCCACATAATCCGCCGAGGCCCAACCGTCAACCACATGCAGCCAGCCTTCTTGCTCCGTGTCATACAGCACGGTGCTGCCATGTCTTAGCGTGCCAAGTACATGGAACGAAGTGCCTGGCCCAGCCCGAAGATTGAGACCGGCGCTTGCTGTAACAATGCCGGTCTCAATCTCTCCGTGTGGAGGAAGGGGAGGTATTGGCTCTATTGGTTCAGCCGCCGTCACATACTCAAAGGTGATCCACGTCGAGGTATGCTCTTTGGGGTTGCCGTTCTTGCCCATGCCGATGCCGCCCGCATAGTCGCTGGGCACACCCTCAACGACGTGGATGCCAAACTCATTGAGACTAGCAGACATGCCAAAGTCATAGTTATACGAGGCGTTGGGGTCATCCGGCTTGCTGGTCACTTCATCGCTGCCACTAGGCCAGTCAACTTGGAGTTTGATGCCGCCTACTTCTAACTTGTTCTGCAAGACGGTGCCTAAGATGTGATGATCCGGCCCCACGATATTGGCGGCATCTTCCAGCCAATAGGCTTGGGTGATGCGCCAGTATTTTGTGCCAGGCGGCGGCTCCACAAAGTCAAAGTAGACGCCGCGGGCAATCAACTTGGGGTCAATATCACGCGCCGGTTCAGGGATAGGCTCAGGGGTTGGTGTGGGGGGTTCAGGGGTTGGCTCAGGGTTCGGCGGTTGCGGGGTTGGCGTTGGCCCTTCACTGACGGTGTAGCCGATGTTGGCTCCAATCTGAAAGTCCTCAATCACGCCGTTCTTGCCTTCGATGCCCCAAATGTCGCCAGGTTGATTCGTCCAGCGGTAAAAACAAACCGCATGTACTTTGCGCATACCGTCGTGGCTGTTCCATGCGTTTATCTCAGCAAGTGCATTTTGTATCCAACCGGTATTGGCATCCCGCCAGGGGTCATCGCCCTGGTCACTTTCCGTGATAAAGGTAGGCAGATTGAGCGGCCACTTGGCGACATTGGTGATGGCTTTTAGCTGGTCTTGATAAGTGCGGAAGTGCCAGAGCCAGCCTTCGACCTTTTGCTCGGAGAAGATCAGGTCAGGGCTTGTGCCGTGCGTGTAGGCGTGCAGGGCAAAGCCGTCGAGCTTGGTGATGTAGGTGAGCATGGTGCGGTAATAGGCCAGCCAGTCGCCCGCCTGTTGGTTCCAGGGGGCGATACCGGCTGTCATCACTTTGACCGGATCGCCGGTGTTGCGAATGGCTTGGTAGCAGAGGTCAAAGCACTTGGCATACTGCGTCGGCTCAATCTTTTGCTGTTTCGGCCATTCCTGCTTGTGATTCGGTTCATTGCCGATGACCACCCACTCAACGCCTGGACTGTTCATGACAAAATCAGCACAGCGGTTGGCGAAATCCTGGTACTGGTCGGGTGATGGGATGGTGCCGTCTACGCCGTTGTGCGCCCAATTGAGGCGCACAATGTTGCGGAAGCCTTCGCCTGTCCAGCCGGTGAAGTTCATCCACTCTGTCTCTGTCAAGGCAATGCTATGCACAATCCAGCTTGGATGGTCGCCATAGGCCCACTCACCGCCAGGGTCATGTAAGCCGTGCAGATAGTTCGCCATCGTGCCCCCTTCTACACTTCACGTTGCCGCCGCACCAGATCCTCAAGGATGACCACCAGGCTTTGCAGCGCGGCAATCATCGCCTGTTGGTCAAGGCGCGCTTCGTCATACACTTTGGTCAGTTTGTTCATGGCGCGGTTGTGGCCTAGCTGCATAAATGCCAAAGCCAGTCCTGAGATCCCGACATAGGCAATGATGTAATCCCACGGTGCCCAACTGCCCATGAACTTGCCTCGCTAACTTTAAGGCTCCGGTGGCGGTGATGCGGGTGGTGGCGGTGCTTCCGGCTGTGCTTGTGTCTGTGATGGCCCTAGCGGATAGTAACCGGTAAGCAAGCCAAAATGTTTGGTCACAAAAGTCTGAATCGCACCGTCGGCGCTTGGCGGATTTTCCGCCCACGGGTCAAAAGTAACCGTCCAGTCATAGTCAGAGACCATCGTTTGTGGGAATTGAAACTGGTCGGGGTACTTGATCACATTCGCCAACTGCGCCCGCTTATCGTCCAGTGGCTCAAGCGCATCGGCCATGTCGATTGCTTGCTTCTTGACTTCGCTCAAGACCTGTAGCCGAAACTCTTCTGACTGGTTAAACGCCTTCTGCTGGAGTGCGTTGATAGGCATGTTAGCCCCCCGCTGCAATCTTCTGGAAGAGTTCAGGGTCACTCTCCTGAATCAGTTGGTTGAGCATCAGTACCGCCCCCTCTTGGCGGTTGACGCCTTTTTCCAGTTCGCCCAGGCGTTCGGCCACAGCATCACGGTCGGCTTTGGCCCCGTTGAGGGCATTGAGCATTTCCATGCGCTTGTCGAGTAAACTTTGAACTTGGACGCTGGTTTGCTTGGGTTGCACAACTTGGGGCATCACTGCACTTTTCTCGACACCATTTTGCAAACCCTGAGCTATTACTTCTTGCTGTTCCATCTTCTTCATTCCTTTCCTACTGCGTGAATTTTGGATTGCCATAAATCTCTCCTGATCACTCTTTAGGTTGCCGCCAACCTTTGTTCCAGCACGCTGACGCGCGCCATTAGCCGCTGAAGTGCAGCGATCAGCGGAACAATAAACCGTTCATAATGCAGCGATTCGGGTTCGCCATCTTCCCGATAGAACACAAGCTCTTTCGCTCCCAATGCAGCGACCGCTTCCGCGATCAGGCCAACTTGGTCTGCTTCGGTCGGGTCATCTTTGGCGTTGTAGACTATCGGCTCCAGCCTCTCGATAAAGGCATCGTCATAGTGCTGCGGCAGTGGTCGAATGTTGGTCTTGTAACGGATGCTGCTGGCAACGCCACCGATTAGCCCATTATTATCGACAAAGAGCGAACGATTGGTGCCGCCGGTCGTATTGATATAGACCTGATTGGAAAAAGCGATGTTGCCGCTATCCTGAATCGCCATGCGCTGCGTTACCGTTGCACTCAACTGCTTGCGAACAGCAAAGGTGATCTGCGCCCCAGCCTTGCCGCCCGCGCCGGTATCAAACGCTTCGGCGGCATAAATCGAAATTTCGGCGCTGCTGCTCGTCGCCCAGCCGCCACTGGTATAGCCTCTAAACTGCAATCCGCCGAGATAATCGCTATTGGCGATAGCGGTCGGGCTACCACTGCTGCCGTTGGCTTTGTAAACCGCGAACGTGACGCCGCTGGCGCTGCCATAACTCGTTGCCCTTAGTGCATTTCGAGCATCGGCAATCACATCAAGCTGGGCGAGAGGATTGGCATTGTTGAAGCCAATCACGCCGTTAGTATGGTCGAGCGTTAAGAAGTTGTATTTGGGGGTGCCGACATCATTGAGTGCCTGGAATCTGCTGGTGTTGTCTACATCAATGTAGAAGTTAAAGCGGCGATTGTTGATTCCGGCGGTGCGGTTGATAATATCCAATGCCGATGCACTATTGCCGTTGATCAACAACGCTGCGTTTGTCCCGCGAATTTCAAGGAAAGTGTCATAGGTGTAATCATTGGTGCCGAGATAGTCGATGCCTGGCGTTATCACGCCAAGTCCCATGCTGCCGCCGCTCACATAAAAGTCGGCGCTGTTCTCCAACGTGACGCCAACATTGGTGGCATGGCTACCGATGTAGCCGGATCGCGTGGCCGCTGCTGCATCGGCATGAGGACGATAAAAGCTAATCAGCCCTGTTACCGTCGAACTGCCAGGATTGAGTTGTACCGATCCACTTGTGCTAGCGGCTTTACTTGTAATGGCCGAACGCACGCGCGTATAGCCCACGATGTCAATTTCGTAGGTGGCGGCGTCGTTGATGAAGATCTTGTCAATGTTGTTGGAGCGCAGAATAAGCGCGTGGTTCGTCCACGTTCCTAAGTACATGTTGTTCGATGAGTGGAGGAACATGCCGCCTTCGATGCCACCAGTAGCCCGCATCGCAAAGGTCACATTGGCCGAGGCCGGAGCAAGCCAGATGCCAGCACCAGAATAGGTCGCCAACGTGGGCGAGTTCGGCCCGATGTGCAGAGACGCCGCCGCCGGAGTGACGTTGACACCCACCTGACCAGTGGCATCTACCGACAAGGCGGTAAAAAACGATGTCACCCCATCCTGCACTGGCGTCCCTGTATTCACTCCATAAGTCAACGCCCCACTTGTCAATGACATATAGGCTGCGGCTGCTGCCGTCTTATATTTCCATTGACCGTCATACCAGAGGTTATCACAGATGTACATGCCGCCTGGTGAAATGTTGCGCACCATGATCGCATTGCGATACCACTCGATTGCCCTGAAAGACGTATGCCATGCCTCTACGTCGGTCGTAGAGACGCCCATGTTGCCTAACTCATCAATATAGAGGCGCGACGTTGCATTGTTGGCCGTATGCAAACGGATGCCAGCCGCCGCCACCGAGTTGTAAATGGCAATGTCGCCCGCCCCGCTGTTGTAGAGGAAGCCAGTGTTGGCCCCAAGCGCACCAGCCGTATAATTAGCCCCACGCTTTTGCATCGACATCGAGCTAGTGCCATTGGTTGCTGAGAACGCCACTCCAGCACCCGTCCCAGGGTCTTGATTTTCCACCGCGATAATCGTGTTGGTGTTCTGGTCGGTGCGGACATGCAGGGGATTGGTGGGCGTGGTTGCATCCTGGCCGATGCCAACAAAGCCACTAGCCAGCATTGTCATTCTCGCCGCACCGTTGTTTTGCCAAGCGAAAAGTGGGCGCACCGTAACACTGGAGAAAACTCCGTTGGCCGGATCGCCTAGATTGTCGGTGATGACGGCGTTAAAGCGGGTCATCGGCTGTGTGCTGCTATCCACCGTGGTATAGGAATCAATCCCCAGGATGGAGCGTGCCGTGGTGCTACTGACGCCGCCGATTGCCGCCATGTTCGCCCCTGCCGCCGTGGTCGCATTGTAGATGAACAAGTTGGACGAGGTGTTGACGTTGAGCATGAACTTGGCAAGCGTCTCGCGGGTGGTTAGGTCAGCCGCCATGACATGCAAGGGCGCACTTGGTCCCGCTGTGCCGATGCCAAGATTACCCGCCGCTGTCAAGCGCATTTCTTCGACAATACCGCCAGTGGCACCCGCCGTAGAAAAAACCATGTCGGTCGGCATCGCGCCCGCGCCGATGGTGCCATTGGTGACGTAGGCAATGCGCGCCCCCTCCGCCCAGGCCAAGCCATCCCAACCGTACCCGCGCACAATTCCCAAGTTGTCGCCAGTCACAACAACCGTTTTTGCCGCGCGTGTGCCGCGCGCCTTGAAAAAGGTCAGCGGCGCGCCGCCAGTTGTCAACCCAACCTGCGTCACCGAAATGCCACGATGAAGATTGCTAGTTGGGGACAACACTTCAAGTTCTGTAAACGGATCACTGAGGCCAAAGCCCGCAAAGCCCGCTGTGTCTATCGTGAAAACATCAGCGGAGCCAAGCGCGGCATTGTTGGCAATCTTAAACTTCTGGAGGTCGCTGTTGTCGGCACCCACTGTCCAGCGGCGCACGCCGGTCAGCAAGAATTGAATCTGGCTGTCACCCCCCCCCAACTGCTCGACGGTGATGCCCGCATTGCTGCCGGTGAAGGCGTTGTTGTGATAAAGATGAAGCGAGGATGTCGCCACAGGTGGCGGGTCACTGAGTCCACCATCGCTGATCCAAACGCGGCTATCCTTGAGGATGATTTGGGCAAGCGCACCCAACTTGGTATGCTGGAGGGTGACATAATCGTTGTGCAGGGCAAGCGCGCCGTTGCCGTTGTTTGAGCCTGTGCTGGAGAGATGAAGGAGGCTGGCCCCCGCCGTTGTCACTTGACTAATGCGGAAGAAGCTATCGACACCGGCGCGGTAGGCACTGAGCCGCGACTGGTTCGACAGGTCAGGAGCGGTCAGTGAGGTATCCCATTCGATTTGATAGAGCGGGTTGTTGGTCGGGGAACCGAGCGTCTGGTAGAGAAACTTGATACCGCTGCTGTCATCGATCAGCATCGAGTTGGTCGTGCCAATGAAGAAGTTGAGGTCGGTATTAAAGAGCCTCAATCCGTTGGTCTTGTCGATGCTAAAGCCGGAAAAGCCGCTTGTGGTTAGCGGGTTAATCGTAAGGTCGTTGCCCGCCGCAAAGCCAAACTCATCGCCGCCAAAGCCGACAAAACCTTTCAGGTTACCCATCGTCGTCACCGGCTTGATGTTGTTCCAGGCTGCGGTGCTGGTGCGTGAGTAGACGGTGATGGTTGGCCCGCTCTTCGAGTTGAGCGCGGTCGTCGTGCTGGTCAGGTCAATGTAGCCCTGGCCCGCGGCGAAGCCCCAATCGACACAGGCATCGCCTATCTCCCACTGATTTGCGCCGGTGAGATCCTGGTCGCGGGTGACCGTGTAGGTGTAATCACCGACCACACCGCCCGCCACACTGGTGACTTTCATCACTTCAAATTGCGCCGCACCGCCAGGAGCCGACTCAAACATGATGTAGGAGCCGTTCTGGAAGTTGTTGTACTTGACATGAATCGTGGTTGTCGGCGTGGCACTGGCTAAGATTTGGGCGACAAGCACATTGGTTGGCGCAATCATGACTCTGCCACCCACAGTCGCCATTACTTTTTGGGCGACAAGTGTTTCGGCATACAACTCGCCAATGTAGAGCGTGCGGAACTTGCGGTTGTAGGCACCGATGTCGGTCAGGAAAGTCGTCTTGGGGTAGACAACATTGGTGTTCGGGCTGAGCGTGACCGAACCGCCAGGCACAAGCGCCAGGTCATCCGTACCCTGTGTGGTAATCTGGCGCGGCCCATTGATGAAGTCGATATTGGCGGCTATCTTGGGATTGGTATTAAAAGTAAAGACGCCGGTGTTGAAAGTGCCGTCTTGGTTGAAGATGACCGGCCCGTTATGGGTCTGTGTCTTGCCCGCCGCCCACGTCTGTGCGCCTGTCCAGTTAAAGTCAAACGCCTGGTTGACTTTGATGTTGTCGGCGGCAACCGTCAAGGTCGTATCGGCGGGCACCACATCAATCTTGCCAGCCGTCAGAAGCAAACCATTGCCCGCCAAGAGCGGGTCTACTGCCAGGCCGGAACCTTTGACTAGCCCTGAATTTGCTGCGAGAAGCACATCAATGTTGCTTGCCAGCACTTGAATGGCGGTGCCGCCGCCGATTGCCAGGCCGGATGTTTTGTTCAGGCCGGAAGTCGCTGCCAGCTTGACATCAATGTTGTCGGCAAAGACATCAATGGCCGTGCCGCCGCCGATGTTCAAGACCGGATTGGTGCTGATGGCACCGCCGCCGCTCAAGCCATTTCCGGCCCCCACTGTCAGTGTGTTGAGGGCAATTGTGCTGTCTACTTTTAAGCCGCCGCTCGTGCCATCTACTTGTAGCCCTGGGCTTGTCGTGTGAAGTTTTAGACCGACAGTGACATCGGCGCTCATTGGCCCGCCACCGGTGATAGGCGCGGTCACATTCAAGTCACCGACGGTGCCGCTGCCGCCGCCCCCTGCATAGTCAGGGTCAATGCTCAAGACGCCAGGAACCAGCATCTCCAGCCCTGTACCGGCAATCGAGGGGTCAACGCGCAAGCCAGGATTGATGCCGCTCTGCACAAACAAGCCGCTGCCAGTGGCAATTTGCAGGTAAATATCAATGTCGTCGCTCAGTGGCCCGCCGCCATCGAGCGGCGCATGGACGATCACTTGCGTGCTTGTGCGGGTAAAGAGCGCCGGATCTACGCGCAGCACTTTACTTTCCATGATCAGGCCAACGCCCGCCACCGACTCAGCGAGGGCTAATTCATTGCCCGCCAATGTCAAGCCCGCTGGACTTGCCAGGTCAATGTCAAAGGTAACCGTCGTCGCCAGGGTGCCGCCGCCAGTCAGACCGGCACCGGCGGTCAAGATGCGGCTTGTGCGCACCACCGATGGATCGACCTGAATCGTCGGCCCTATCAGTTGGATGCCACTTCCGGCAACCAGATCGGCGGGAGCCGATGGCCCGACCGTCAAGCCCTTGATGGTGACGGTGCCGGTCGTTGGGTCTAGCGTGATAAAGTCATTGAGACCGCTGGAGCCGCCCAGCGTAGTACCCGCCGAGATCTTGAACTTGCGGCCATCGGAATTGTCAATACCGGCGGTGAAATATTTGTCGATAGGATTGATGCGCCAGTGAATGACGGCATCGCCATTACTGCCCTGGTCGATCAGGATGCCCGCCGACTCATTGATGTTGTTGGACGCTTCGTAAACATGAAGCGGTGCTATCGGCGTCACGCTCAGGTCTGCGATCAAGACCTTTTTTTGCATGTGGATTTCGGTTGCCGCCAGCAGCATGTGTGCAGAATTGCCGCCCGCCACCAAAAAGACATCGCCGTTGATGCCACTTGTGTTGAGCGAGAGGCGGGCACCGGCATCCGGCGAGTTAGCCCCAATCGTGATACCGGCTTCTGCGCCCGAAGCGAAGCTCGTTGCTTGCAATTGCAAATAGCTGTCGCCAGGAGTGCCGCCGTTCGCCGCCGCCAACCAGGAGACCAACTTGTTGCCCACGCCAAAGTAGTCTACCCAGCCAAGATAGGCATACGCTTTGTCAAGCATGTTCTGGTCTTGAACCAACGTCAGCCCTTCGCTTCGAGTTAGCGTGACAACTTTAGCGGCGGCGTCATAGAGCGCGAGGTCGGTGTTGAACAATCTCATGCCCACCGTCGTATCGACCGTCGCCCCGCTAAAGCCCGCCGTCGGCACCGATGACAGGTCATTACCGGCGGCAAAACCAAAGATGTCATCGGTGTAGTCCACGACATTGTGCAGGTTGCCGATGCGCACCCGACTCTTGAAGTAAGGGATGTTGGAGGTCACATGGTCAAAGGTCTGCACGTTGACAAATGGCCCTTCCGAGCCTTCGTCCTTGCCGTGCAAAGCGTTCATGTAGATGCTGCCTTGCCCGATCAGGTCGGTCGTGCCGTTGGCGGGCAAACCGATGTCGGCCAAGACTTCACCTTTGGCAATCGGTTGGCCGGTAAAGCCGCCCGCCTTGACCAGCAAGCGCCACTTTTGGCGCGCCATGTGTGGCGGCACAACGCCGTCGGCGGTCTGCGCTTCTCTGGCGATATAGCCATTGGGGGGCACATCGACAATCGTTACATAGATCGTCGCCGCAGGGGTGCCGTGGGCGATGTCGATGATTCTAAACATCGCCCAATTGCCAGGGTCAAAGAGCTTGAAGTTGCCAAGTTGCGGCGCTTCTTCAAACCAAATGTCCATCTGGCTCCCAGGCGCGGGCAAGGCGTCATACGTTGTCTCGACAACACCAAAGGAACGGGTCAACCACCATTCGCCTCTGGCAACTCTGGCTTCATCGGCGGTGAACTTGCGTGCGAAGATATTATCGGCCTTGATATTAGCAATCGTGAGTTGCATGTAGTTGGCCGGTGGCTGGCTGTCAAAGATGTTAAAGCCGCTGATGCCGCCGATGTTATCTTGGGCATTGACGGTCTTTGTGGTTTGGCTATTGCGGACGGTGATTAACTTGCCCGCCGTCGGCCACAATTGCAGGTCATCAGCCGGTGCAATCGTCAAGCGGTTGGTCGCCGTGATTGACCTATCACCGGCTTGAAAGATTAGGTTGCCCCTTAAAGTTAGCTGGCGAAGTCCAAGCTCGCCGCTGTTGCCGGATCTGAGCAAAGTAGCAATTTGCGTGACCGAGACATCGGCTGAACTTGTCACGGCATGGGTATGGCCGGTGGCTGTCGTGGCATTGGTCGTGGCGTAGGTCAGGTCATCGCCAAGCGCCAGTGCCAAGCCGCCGCCGGAGCGAAACTCCAAGCCAGGGTTGCTAGAAAGTTTCACATAAATATTATTGGCCCCATCTTCGCCCAAGCCCTTTGTCGTATCAATCAGGTCGGTGACATCGACCGAGACGCCGGTGGACAAAATATCAATGCCGTCGCCAGGGTCTACCTTTAGACCGCTGCCATCGAGAATCAGCCCTGAGTTGATTGGCAAGATTAAGAAGTTGCCGCTGCTGTCCGAGGCGATGCCGCCCGCGCTCTTGTTTTTCGTGCTAATGACAGTGCTGGTGATGTCGATACCGGCACCGGCGCTATAGGTTGGCCCGCCGCCGCCGCCACCACCCCCGCTACCACCACCGGCACCGCCGACGGCAAAGACGGCTGATGCTCGCGCTGGCGCGTAGACGGCATTGGCCGGTCGCCCGATGTTTTGCACGGCAACCAGGCTCCCTGGCGGCGCATCGACGGCAAAGGCACTGGTCGCTTGCCCGCCCAGCGTGAGCGTCGATGGCCCGCTGACCACGGCGGCAACAGCCGCTTTGACGACACCGCTGCGGCGCTGTGTTTGCCGCCGGTATTCGTTCTGTAAAGTTCGCTTGATAATTCGATTGAGGGCTTGGCCCATTAGTAACTCTCCCTATCAATCTCCCGATAGCCAAGTTGCAAGCGCAAGGTGCCATCTTGCAAGGTACGGCTGACCGTCTCCACCATCAGGTGCTTGATGAAAGGTTGCTTGTTGCCTAGAAAATCGTACTGGACTTGATGGATGTGCCCGCACTGGATCTCAAAGTCAACGTCCGACAGGTCAAGCTCAACAAAAACGTTGTAGGCAAACCTTTTCATGCGGTACAAATTGGTACAGAGAATTTGCGCATCGGCATCGTCGTCGGCCAACATCGGCCCGACATCCACGATGGTGCCGCCTGGTCGCATCAGGTTGGTCGGCGGGTAAAAGACCATGCCTTTCACCTTCGTGTTGGGATCTTCCCAGGTCAGGCGCACTTGGGCGACTTCGCTAGGGCGCACGTTGACCGTTTCCAGACTCATGATTTCGGTGCGGGTAAAGGTCTTGACCGGTGTGTGCGTTGCACTGAGCAGGAAAGGATTTTGCGTGATCAGAATCACAGAGTTGCGCTGCGCACGGATCAGGCTGGAGCCATAGTCGGCCATGTCGGAGGCGATTTGCCAGGCGTTGCCCGCTTCGGTCACGCCAATCTTGCGGGCACCGCGGGCGAAGAGGCCGGAGCCGCCGGTGCCAAAGAAGCCCGCATCTTGTCCTGATAAGCGCATGAGCGCCTGGATCTGGACTTCGTTGTTGTAGCCGCTGCCATAGTCGCCCGCATCCAACCAAGTTTCAGGGTTGTAATAGCGGCGGTCTACCAGACACCGCATATAGTTGAGCATTGGCCTTGCCGTGATAATGGTCGCGGCGGCATTTGCCATCGCCCGCATATCGAGCATCATGCTCTTGGGGCGAAAGCCATCGCCGCTGACTTCGGCAAAGTGGCTATGCGTCAGGTCAATCGAAGCATTGGGCACCCCTGCTGCCGAGTGCGGATAGCCGGAAGCGGTGCTGTCAATCAGCGTGCCCAAATAGCCATTCGGGAAAAAGGGTTCGGTTGGCGCTGGCGGATCTTCATCGAGACTGAACCACCACGTAAAGTTTTTGAGATAAGGATGGCGGTCGGCGTGCGGCGCGGCCCGAAACTTGCCTCTGCCCCACTCCAGCCCTGCCAGGGGATAGGCACAACTGGCAATGCGGAAGCTGGCTCCCTGCATCGGCTTCCGTTCATCGGCGTCAACGGCGACAATGTTAAAGGCATTGCCACGGCCATAGGCGTTGACATTCCACCGCACATAGACACGCGCACCGGCCTTGTGCGTGTTATTCACCGTGCAGCCGGTCAAGGTGCCGGTCTTATAATCTTTTCCTGTGTAGGGGATGAGTTCGGTGTCGATGATGATAAAGCCGGAGCCGAAGCCAGGCGTCGTCTGATGCAAGCTCAGCCCTTCGACGTTGGGATGCTGTTGGCTGTCTACCACCCGTATGGAAGTGGTGCCAAGCGCAATGTCCTCAAATAAGAAGTGGCTCATCTCCGGCAACTTGAAGATCAGATACTCAACGCCGACCGAAGGATGGTCGTCAGGGTCATCGTCCGTCCGTTGGTCGGCAATCTGATAGCCAGGCGCATGGACATAATCTACGGTGTAGGCGTGGGTGACGGCAGTGCCTTCGAGCAAGTCACGTCTAAAAACTTGGCCTGGTAAAATTACAGGCTTGGTGCCATCAAAAGGCCCATAGGCAATGTGCGCGTCACGGCCAGGAAAAGAAAAGTCGCCGGTGCCGGAAATGGCCCACTCATCTTGTAGCTCAGTCAGGGTGACATCGCCCCAACTGACCAGCGAATCACGCCCCGAACTGCCGCCGAGTACCCAGCGTAAGAAGATGGCCCCACCTTCCCACCACACGCGGCGCACAAGCTCAATGTTCGTCCCCAAGTCGTCTTTGGGCACCAATGTTGAGGCATCGATCAAGGTCGTCGGCTTGGCGGCGGGAAAGATCCGCTTGAACACCGAAGCATCTTCGGCTATCACCATGCGCAGATCCGGCTTCGAGATCGTCGTGTCATCCATGCCGCCGTATTTGGCAAAGGTGTCGGAGTTGCCTCCCTGAAACCAGCGTTTGTGATAGACGCCCGCCGTGTCTTTCCACTTGGAGAAGATGTACAGCCAAGAGTTGTCCATGTTGTCGGTGTTGATAATCTCGATGTACTTGCAGCCGTAAAAGTCAACCGGCGGCGGCACGACAAAGAGACTCATCCAGGCTTTTTTATCTTTGGTATTGGCATAAGCAGCACGAGCGCCCAGCCAACCGTCGCTCACCCACACCGTATCTTCGTTGCCGTCGGTGATGTTGCTTGGCTCACAATCGACCTGTAGCTCAACAATGTCGAGTTCCGGTCGCGCACCGGTCTTGATTTCTTCGAGTTGCGGGTAGATCAACTTCCAGTTGGCCCCCAGGCTTGAACTGGCGGTCGCCTGTGCTTGCACACCGACATCGAGCGGCCCCAGCCGGAGTGCAGGGACTTGCGAGACTTGCAGGAGCCTTGCCGATGAGGTTATGTCAATCTCCCATGTGCCTTGCATGTTAAAGTCTTGGCTCATGCTCACCCGCTCGACCAGCCCCACGAAATACTGGTGATGTTGGTTTTCGGCCAATGAATATGGCGGCGTTGCGATTGTCACGACAAGCAGATGCTCAGGCTTGAGGATGCTTGCCGGTGCTGCTACGCCGGAGAGTTTGGCTGTCCAGGTCACGGTGGCGGTGTTTTCGGAAAGCTCTTCGTCGTACTGGACAACGCCATTGTTGTTCTGGAGCGGATACCACAGATAGACCGGCGCGCCGCTTGTGTGAAAGCCGTTTTGCCCTTCGGGGATTGTGCGCTGCACATTGATGATCGCCCCGCTCTTGTAGTAGGGCATGTACTCCCAGCCTTCGCCCACCGCATTTGGCCCTACCCACAGCCCGCCGCCATTGGGGATGCCTGTGCCGCCGCTGATGGTGATGGTCAGGTTTCCCGAACCGACGGTCGCCGTCAAGCTCATTTGGCCCATGTAGCGCAGGGGGGGAGCCGGTAGGTCATAGAGTTCTTGCACCCAACTCCAATGCCCAAAAGCGGTCGGGTCATCCGTCGCCACATGGCGCGGCCCGATATAGGCGTTGAAGGTCATCGCATTGAGGGTCATAGGATTAGACCGTCATAAAGGCGAACTTGACCAGGCAATCGTGGTACAGCCCATTTTTGTATTCTTGCCAGGTCGGGAGGTCAACCACAGCCTCGCGGAAGTTGAGGATAAAGGTATTGTTTACCCACAAACGGCAAGCGGGCATGTAGCTTCCGCCGCTGCCGATTTCGGTAAAGCGTTTGCTAAACGGCCCAAAGTCTACTGCTTCGCCAAAGTCAACCAAGTCGGCCCACCACTGAAACTCTGTTTTATTCATCACCTTGAAGCGCCACTCATAGCCCCAAATGCCGGTACGGATCTGTTCGCCCATGCCATTGCGTTGGCCGGTAATCGGTGGAATCGGCTTGATGCTGCCGCGTGCTTCCATCGAGTCAGGCACATAGAGATTGCCCGCAATCGGGCGCTTGAGCGGATCGGTATAGATGGTCAATGTAGCACTCCC